TTTCAATAGCATCCATTTCGTCTGAATTGATTTTATGATCAATAATAGCACATATTTTATAAAATTCTTCACAAAAACTATCATAGTCACTGATGATTTTTTGCAAATTGATTTTGTAAACTTCTGGATGTTGCAACATCAATTTGCCTTCCTTGAACCATAATTCACTGTGAAAACTATTTTTCCAATAAGCATTCATAATGCACCATTCATAACAGTCAGTGGGATCTATATAAAACACAAATCGCTGATCGTCATTGCCTAGTATGCTATTGCACCATACAGGATCTTTAGGATGCGACAAAAACACACCAACTGCACCAGATGGTATGTCGTTGTGTTTGACTTTGACATAGTATTCAAGAGGTCGATGTTCAAAGTCAATCCAAGATTGCCCTGCATAGTGATCAAAATTCAACACAGACTGATAAGATAGTAATTTAAATTTTTCATCCAAAGTTGTAGGGATGCCTTGTTTTCGGTCTGACCATGCCACTACTCCTGTGAGTAAATTCAAACATCGACTGATAAAATTTCCGGCAGCACCTGGTATAAAATGAATAAAAACAAATTTGTTTGACATGTTATTGTTTATAGGTAATCTTGGCCAACGTTTGGCCGCCTTTGATACTGGCCAATCCTCCAGGTTTTTGTAATTCTATCCAGGTGTTGTCTTCTTCATCAAGTCGAAAAATACATTTATATCCAATATTTTTTGCCATATTTAATAGTATATGTCCAGGAGTGTAACAGGCACTGTGATTTTCTACTAGACCCACAGCAAAATATCGATCACAATCGTTAAAAGTCATACCTACTACTCCGCCTGGTCGTAACAGTTGAAAAATTTCTTCAAGGTATTGTTTGATTACTTCAAACGGTCTATAATTAAAATAATTAAACGCCAAGAAAAAAACAAATTGCTTGCTAGGTAGTTTATCTAATATGGGTCTTTTTGGAACTTCGTTGATCACATAAGTTCTCAATCTGTTTTGATATTGTGTGTTGAATTGTTGCACAGTCGGGGTCAGCAAGTCTGGATGCTCATCTATTAGATATAATGGATCATTGGCTACCATGGTATTAATAAAAGGTATATGTGCAGGGCGTAGTACTGCAGCCGGATATTGCCAATCAGTGTAACTTAGAGTACGATCATTAATGGCTTTTATAAAATCTTCTGATGCTAAAGATTTTTGATTTGTTATTGATTTTACAGTGTCTGCAATATAACTGTGATTCCATTCAGTTGCAGGTAGTGTTTTTAAAACTCCCCACGGAGTCACATACGGAGCAGTATAAAACCCGGATTCTTGATATAAATTTATTTTGGTATAGTAATTTTCAATACTGGTTTGATAGTAGTATAATTCGCGTTGAGCAATATATTTTTGCAGTTGTTCTTGAAATTCTGTCACTGATTCGTTTATCGAGTCAAACGCACATTGCAGTTGATTATATTCTTCTTGTATTTTGTTTTTGTACTCATTGGGCAAAAACTGTTGTACTTCGGTTAAACGTATAATTTTTTGCAAATCAGCATTGGTTGATACTCTGATCAGTGCTATAGATGCTATGTTGTCTAGCAGATTTTTAAATGCAACAATTTCGCTTAGTTTCATTAAGACCAATCAAATAGTGTTTGAAATGTGTTTTCTGTGTTGGTAGAACTGGCAAGATCCCAATTGAGAACTCCTAGTAGATTGTCAATTTTTTGATCAACAACGGTGGCTTCCATTTCTGAATCGTCAAACGGCAAGTCTTTGAACCATTGCGGCAAGTGCATTTCGTCTGTGGGATATCCTATACTGGTCCAGCCCAGTGCATTGGATTTTAGTTTGCACACAATAGTTTTCATACCATCTACTACCTGCATGCTATAGTTGTCACCGTTCATCTTTCGCATGGCATTCCAGTTAATGGCAGCTCTAACATGCCCAGGCATGTTTGCACGACCTAGACGTTCTTCTTCTTTGGCGTACTTGGTCAAGTTATTGACACGCTTGGGCGATCCCTTTTCCCACCCGGGACGTTCAGCAAATTCATATTTGAATTCTCGGATACGGTCAATAATGGCATCACGTTGTGCTCCACTCAACACACTGTTTAAAATTTCCAACAAGAAATCCTGGATGACTTTGGGGGTATCGCTACGCTTCAAGTCCAAGCCCATGGCTTTTGTTTTGCCAGGTTTGCCGTCGATATCTAAACGTCGGCCTTCTAAATCAATGATATTAACTGCATATCGTTTTTTTGTGATAAACAAACTGCGATCTGCCACAAGTTCTCTGCCGGCCCGGATAAGTTCTCCGGCTCCTCTAGGACAATGAAATGCCTGTTCCATAAAAGCAGGAAAACTTTGATTGACCTGTTCAGCAATACTATCGTACAACGCAATGCAAGTTTCTTTGGACCATTCCATACGGCCAGCTTCAACTTCGGATTTCAGCACAGGCCACGCACTAAAGTAACATGAGTCTGTATCACCGTATATGATAGCTTCACCTACATGGTCGTACTTGCCAGTTATGCATTCATTGATGTGTGCATCCATGTGTCTGGCAATAGCTCGTCCTGTTAGTGTGGTAGATTGACCAATTCTATGATCAAAGAATCTGCATCCAGGATTTAAAATAGCACCATATAATGAATTTAAGTTAATCTTTTTAACCAACTGACGCTTGTCCCAAAATGCTTCTTCTTTTTTATCTCGGGCTTCTTTTTTCTTGGCCTGCATTTCTTTGCGTTCAGCATACCATCGTTCCAGCAAGCCAGGTATAATACCCTTGCGTTCGTAGGTCACGATGGTGCCATTGGCGGTCAGCATCCAAGGCTGATTTGAATCAAATATCATTGACCAGATTTCTGCAGCACTGTGCACAGTTTCATTGCCATCTTGCCAATCAATGGTAATTTCTGTACCACGTTGTTGTTCCATGACCGCAGTGTATTCCAGACTGCCAAATAAGCCTTCCCAGGCCATGGCAAAACTACTTTTGTTGTCGATCTTTTCTTTGATGTATCTGTCGGTCATGATTGGACGCAGTTGTCCCACAATGGTTTCTGGCCCCATGTTCAGTGCACGAATAGCCGATGGATACAGTGAGTTGATGTCAACTGATCCTATCCACTCGTGTATGCCTTTTTTTGGATACGCCACATAGGCACCTGCGGCCTGTGTGTCGTCATCTGTTAGCCGTTGTTGACGGTTGGGCACAACCATACCACGTTCGTGTGCTTCATTGATAATGGCCTGTTCGGTTACTGCCACTGCACCCATGGTGGTTTGTAATAACACAGTATTGGCATGTGCAAGTTCATTGGCTAGATCTAAGAATCGCAATTTTTGATCCAGTTTGTGCAATAACAATGTATCTTGGCGATTGTACTCTAAAAATGTTTTAAAGTTTTGATTGTACAACTGATCCAGGGTACCTTCAAACTGTGTTTTGCGTTCATCCAGTTCATATTCGCCAATGGCATCTAGACTGTAACTGTGGCGTTCTTCATAGGTATATTTGCGATACAGTTGCATGTAATCCATGTGTACGCGGCCAATCAAATCATATGTTTGATTCTCTGCACCAAAACGCTCAAACATACGTGGTTTGGGATATTGATTCCACAGACAAAATCTACGGGTGTCATCTTTGTTTAACACACGAGTCACACGATTCACTGTGTAAGGAATATCATAGCCTTCTGAGTTCCACCCTGATAGTGCATCTGCATCTTCGATTAAATCCAAGAATGTTTTTAACATTTCCTCTTCACGCTCAAACAACATGCAGTTTTCAAAAGTAGCCGCAATTTCCTCTGCAGTGGCCCAGCTCATGTGTTTGGGAGGCACAGCCAATGTGACCAATTGATCCAGCCAGGTCAGATACAATGATATGGCAGTGATGGGATTAAATGGGTCAGACACAGGTGAAAATCCACGCTCGGGATCAAATGCTACTTCAATGTCAAAAAATGCCACATTAAGTTCCGGAGCATCCTGTCCAATATAATTTTCACTCAGGCACCTAAATACAGGATTTATATCACTTTCGTATAGATTTTTGTGTGACTGAGCACGAACTTCTTTGCGAAATTCTTTATTGTTGCGTGTGCTAAATCTTGACACCGGGGTGCCATAGATACTGGTAAATTTACCTCGAGGATCGTCGTAGTAGAATATGTAGTTGGCTGGAAATTCACGATATTCTCGTACACCATTTCGTCTCTCAACTACATGTATACGATCATGTTCTCGGTCATACAATGCATCAATGTAACTTATAATAATTCTCCATGTTACTTACATTATATAATAATTACAGAGTTTTTCCTACTGTTTCTAAGATTGTTTCCAACAACTCATGATCCTGTTTTTCTCGACCAAATTCTGCTTTATGCGCCAATTTGATAGCTTTTTTAAGAATAGACGGTTTAATTTCGAGTTCTTCAGCTATGGCTTTGATTGTGTCATTAAGCCCGCCTTGTAGTGTTTCAATTTCGTGCGTTACCTGCATACCTTCATTGATAATTTGGATAAGTTTGAGTTTTTGATCGCCGTTAAAAGTTTTGTCTGACATAGGTTCTCCTGTTAGTTTTTATTATACAGCAAAAATAGAGCAAAGTCAATAACAAAAATGCTCACTTTGTAGTCCACGGTAGCGAATCGCTTTCTACGCCCAGCAGCCGGGCACACCTCGCAACTAGTGCGGTCCTAAGGGTGTTCTTTATCTTCCGGCCGCAGCTAATGCGGCTCCGTTATTGAAACTTCTACTCCATGATGCGGCCTGAATATTGCCGCGATCTTTTGACCAACGATATCCTGCACGATGTCCTGAGCAGTCTTTGGTACACGGAGATCCTAAAAAACTCAGCTCATGCAATTGTTCAGTTTCAAAGTCTAAAAATGTATTGGCAAACATGTGGCACAGTTCATGTATCTTGGGATTCTTGGTACATTCAATATGAAACTTTTTGTGCTTGTAGCTGTCACTGTGCACCTGTGTGGGATCTTCAAAGCCACAATACACTTTGCGTACAGGACTGTTGTCAATGAGTTCAGTACAACTGGGACCGTCTCTTTGAGGCATGGGTTCACTGCAGGGACTGCAAGTTGTAATGATAATACTACCCGGGGGTATGCTACCGTGCTCACGTTCATATTTTTCCATGGCTGCCATTTCACCATGTACTCTATTGCTGCCTCTGAAATAATTCACTGCTTTGACCAGATTGTTGTTGGGATCCAGTACGGCAGCTGCAACCATACCATAGTAATCAGTATCACGTTGTTGTCCTGCAATCACAAGTTCGCATAACTCAACTAAAATTTTGTCTAGTTTGTCATGGTTACGAATTTCAAAATCTGAGGCTTTCATAATATTATTTATTTGATATTTTTAACAGTAATTCAAAATATAATTTGCAAAAAGTTTGTGTCCTTCTGGAGTTGGATGTTTATACCCAGGAATCTGTATGTTATATTTGCTACTTTCAAGCAATTCCATTCTTTTTTCAGCTAATTCAAGTACTTGTAATAATTCTTTTTTGTTAGAACTGTCAATGAAATTTTCAAGATGCTCTAATACCATTGATAAAAAAACACAGTTATTGCTAAATGGGTTATCAATCAAAACTTCTAGCCAACTATGGCACAACATAGATGATTTTAAATTGTAATATGTGTCGTTGACATATGTACGGGCTGTTATCAATTTGCATCGTTTGTCCCAGGCACAGGATAAAATATAATTTTCAACTTGTTTGCTGAGTTCACTGACTAAATTATTAATATTTTTAAATTTGGTTCCTTTATAAAATACCAACTCTCTTCCTACTTCTGTTAGTACAATAACAATGTAAATTTTATTGTAAGGTAATGTTTTTAAAACATCATTCAATCTCACGGCTTGCTCTGCCATCCATAAATTACTCATAGCTGGTAAAGAAATGTTGATCCAGTCTGCCTGCAACATTTGACTCAGTTGATTACCAAACACGCTGTCTACTCTGAATTTGTTGATTTGATCTGAGTTTGAATTTTCTGGCAATAGATGCCATAAAGAACCCCCAAACGACCAACTATCTCCAATAGTGACTACCAGCGATGATTTATCTCTGTACACACTATCGAATGTATTATGTTTTAAAAATGGTTTGGTGGTACCAGTACGGTAATCAAAAATTTTATTTAAATTTAACATTTATTGTGTTGATACAAAGTGACCACTGTGTTAACTTTAATCAATTTTTGATTAGATCACCTGGGTCCAACTGGTAATGGTAGGATCATGAAAAATTTCATCCAGGTAATCTTGGCATTCCCAGATGTCTTCTTCTGCAAAGTCAAATTTATCATAGGCACCAGTGGCCTCAGCCACTTTTCTAAGGTATTCTACTATGGCATCTTCGCCGGCTTCTTTTAATGCAGCTCTGACTTCAGGTTCTACTCGAGCCAAGATTCTCAGTCCCCATAGTGCCGCACCACCCCAACTGCTGTCAGCATCAAATTTTTGCACAGGAGCATCACGATACCAGTCTGGTGCATCTGCCAAGGGATCTGGGCCCGGAGTGTCAACCTTATTGGCCAGGCTTTGATTCATGAATCCCACAAACTTGGGATCAGTGGCTTCCTTGACCTTGCCTTTGGGGAATCTTTCACGCAGTAGTTTTTTGATCATGGCCTGTGTGCGTGGATCTGTGGGAGGCAGTTGTTCTTTTCTACGCAAGAAGAATCCCACTGTGATACCGCTGTCGCCTGAAATTGTGGCCACGCCCGGAGGGTAATCTGTTGACAACAGTTTTTTCAACACCGCAACATTGGGCGGTAGCATGACCACTGTTTCAAATTCACTCACAGGCAAAGCACGGCTTTGGTCTTTTCTTGATTCATTTTTAAATTTATTCACAATAGCAGCCTGTGCAGCGGCACTGTTGGCAGTGATGGTCATTGACTGTGCATATGCCGGTTTCCAGGCACTGCCAGTGGCTTCCCAAAAAGCTCGTTCGGCAAGACGTGTCATATTACGTCCTTGCTTGTAGCGCTGTATGTCCATGACCAAGATGGGCATGCCTTTGGTTCTCAAATAATTGATCAGCTGATCGTCCTTGGCACCCCGCCCTATTACGTTTTCAGGACCACTCACCAGTTTGGCCAACTTGGTCATGTATTCTTGGCGATACAAAGTGGGATCCGACGCTATGATCATGGCTCGAATAAATCGTCCCACAGAATTGTAAATGCCGGCCAAGTCTGCCAGATAGTTGCCGCCGGCATGACGAAAGCTGAAATATTTGCCGTTGTTGCTGATGCTGTCCATGTGTCCTCGGGTGGCATCCCGAGCAATATTACTCAGCTTGTTCATGTCAATTTGCACAGTGGTACGTGGCTGACCAGTCACACTGAGTTTTTTGTTAGCAGTTTTTACATCAATGGCACCGGTGGCGTGTTGTTGGAGTCTTTGCAGTACACTTTGAGCATAGCGACTGTCTTCGCGACCAAAGTATTTGAGCACATACTGATCTCCCAGGAACACTGCCAACTTCAGTACATCCAACCGACCTGGTATGCTGACATTGATGTGCAGGCCTGTGGTTGAGTTGGTGTACAAGTTGAGAGTTTGAGCTAGGCCATAAAAGTTTTTCAGCGCGGTCACAGCTTCCATGGCTGGCATGGGCGGACTCACAATTTCACAGCTGACATCGTTGCGATCGTTGGCTTCAAGACTGCCGTCGGGTTCAATGTACCAGTCGGTCATGTTCTTCTTGCTTTGATGATAGCTACGGAACACATTGACCTTGCGACCAGTCATGTTTTGCAGTGCAGGTACCAAAATATCCACTGCTTCTTTGTAGCCAGTGGGCGGCTCATCCATGTCGTCGTAGTCTGACTGTAACCACTCATCTAGATCCAAGGCTTGCCAGATCCGATTCATTGGCTGTTTGAGATCAAAATAGGCCATGAAATCGCCAGATATTTTGGCTGCTGTTCGAGAGATCTGATCACGGTCAACTATGCGTCCGGCATAGACAAAGCTCAGCAGTTCATCCCAGTCGTTGTCGGCGATTGCTTGAATACGTGAGCCTAACTGTTCAACTTCTCGTTTGTTGCTGTCATAGTACACACGACTACCAAATAGACGGAAAAATTCCAGTTGTTCCACCGGCGACAGATTGGTAGGAATTTGATTGTTTCTGTAGCTGCCGGCCATTTTTTGCAAGGATTTGGCTCGAATTTTTTCTGGAATTTGATCAAACAGTGTTCGTATGCTGACCAATCTCTCACGGCTCATGACTTCGGCTGCAGATTGCATGTCTGTGTAGCCGTTCACAGGTTGGCGGAATTCAAAATACTGGTCAAAATCTTTGGGTGTCAGAGTTTCAAGATCAGCGCTTTCAAGGAACTGAGTGATTGCATGATCAAATTCTTTGAGTCGCTCTGCGGAATTGTCCACCTGAGATTGTGCAGCATCAAGGGTGGCTTCGGGCATGTGCACTTCAAATTCAAATCCTACCAACACACCTTTGGCCTGGCCTTGTTCAACTGCACGGTCAAATTCCGTGGGTGTCATGGCCACTTCGTCTATGGCAACAGATTCGGGTAAAAAGTCGTAGAGTTTCATGTTGTATTTATTGTTATCTAATACCTATGCGCAGCAAGCTGGTGTACTCAGTTTCTGGATCTCGGAACTGATGATCGCCGTCATACAGTATGGTTTGTAAGGGGTATGAGTCAAAGTCCGGATCCACATCTGTGCGGCTTTGCAACACAACCATGACACCTCGAGGTATGTGATCAAACCAACCCTGATTTGGCATGTCGTGCACACTGCAATTTATGACCAGACCGTCTTGATCCAATTGCTGGTAGTTTAACTGATTGGCATCTTTGACCATGGATTCTATGCGATCTGCCACATGCATGTGTCTAGCAATGGCCTGACCTTGTGCCACTCGATCAGGATCAATATCCACATTCACAATGTGATCATAATCAATTTGGCTCCGGGCCAGCAACAAACTCAAGTTTCCGTACCATGAACCCAAGATATAGACGGTACTGAATGAATCTTTGATCTTAGATAATTCACTGATCAACCACAGTTTGTTGAAGATCAACCCACGGTCAAAACTACCTGCAAGAGTGTCGGGTGTGAATTCTCGCAGTCTCATTATGTGTATACCAAACTATCTATTCTTTTATAAGGAATATTAAATGCATTCATAAGCAATTCCACTTCTCGAAGGCATTGATCCCTTGCACCACCTACAAGGTATGCACCGCTGAATCTTTTTAATTGTGCCACACTGGTCCAATTAACACTGATAGAATCATCTTCCATTTCTTGCATAGCACCCATAATCAAAGATTGTTGTGGTGTGCGTCGGTTAGATGCTGGAAATTGTAATTCTCTACTATCCGTTTTCTTTTGTTGATATAGCTCACGAATTGTGGCAATTATAACTGCAGGTTCAATTCCGTGGTCCATCCAACTACGCAAGTACCCATAACCTTTGTCTACAATTTCAAATCTATTCCAGTTTATTGCACTTTTGGGTGCGAAAGGATCTTCGTCCTGCCAATTTGGATCGTTTTGTGTTACAGTATCTTCCCAATAAGCCAACACATCGTCAAGACTGTCCAGACTAACTCCGGTCTGTTCGGCATTGATGAACATCAACACTGGACCAGTTTGTTTATTTACGAATTGGATAATTTGT